AATGTAGTCAGGGTTAAGGTGAGTTATCGTGTGCATCGTTGTTTCTCCGTTGCTTTGTCGTTGTTGTGTTTCGATGATTAGAATTATAATGGTTTATCGTGACGTGTCAATGGTTTTTGTTAAAAATAACGGGAAAATTCAGGGTAACTAATATCAGTTACCCACCTAGGTAATATATATATATATAAGAAAAAAAAGAGAGATGTATTCACGTTATTTTGCGTTTTGTTCCATCAGTCTGAAAATACGACCTGATATCATCAGGAATCTGGCTGATTGGCTTTGTCGACCCTGGTAAGTATTCGTAATGGGTGTAGCACTCAAGATAACCATTACTGCGCATAGAATAACCATGGCTATTGGCTTCCCCAATATAATTCAATCTGGACATGCAAGGCAGTACGCTATTTTTAGAAATACCCATTCGCCAATTCTTAACAGTAATTCCAAGAATGTGAGCCGCCAGCTCAACGTCATGCATACTCACATAGCGTCCACCCCAAGATTCAATTTCATGTTTACGATGACAGTTCCCCTTTATGGATTTGGTTTTTTTCTGCGCACTAAGCCATTCGTAAGCAATACGCACACAATCGTTATGTTCGTGAAACCCTTCATCTCCCCCACACATGTATTTGATCTCCTTCTTAGCAACGTCAATGGTCGCGTCATCAAGTTTATGTCCCATATTCTAATTTCCTCACAATTTAGCCATGTTTAATTTTTAACCAGTCGAGGGGTCGGAAACTATAAAACTTCACGCCCTCCGACAAACCGTTGATTTTATTACGTTTTTCCAGTTTTTTTGAACCCAAGGGACTTAAAGGGTCGCGATTCCTATACTGTTTATACTCAGCTATATAAAACTTTATATTTTCATATTTTATGATTTAATACACTATATACTATTTCCTTATTTATTGCGCCCCTTAAGTCCCTTATAGTGTAGAAGTGTTGGTATCACTGGCTTGTAAAAGGGGGTGCGATTAAAAACCCACTAATCCCCCACCGAGCCCTAAATGCTTGTTCAAGCCCCCCCTTTTGGTCAAAAGGGTATTTCACTGTCAGAGTGGAACGAACGCACCAGGCCGCCTATTGGCCGTTTGTCGTCATAATTTCTAAGCCAAATGTAGTGGTTACGCCTTGTTGATTGTATTTTGACCTTCCTTTTTTTATACGGTTGATAGCCCATTTCCAACAATATCGCCGACAATGGCCTTGGCTTCGGCAGCTCTATATCACCCATTTTGCAAAGATCTCTTAGCCAAGTGATATCAATAACTTTACTGTTAATGATCTCGCACTCATGCTCACTAATTGCATCATCCAGCGCTTGGCGCTCAGGACTGATTGACAGGTCTATCATCTCCTGCTTTGCTCTCGTTTTGGGCGCACGCCCTCGGGGTGAAAAACTTTCCGATATCTTTCTGTTTTTCAAAAACCAGGCTAGTTCTCCAGCTTGGTCGGATTCCAAAGCATCGTATAAATCCTCATAATACTTTTGTGCTGCCAGCTCGCCGCCCAGTTCCGAGAACATTTGCTCTTCGCTTTGCCAGCGCGAATAAAGCACACAATAGCGCCTGTCCCCATCGTTAATAGGGATAGCATCTTTATGGTTAGTGAGTAAGAAGTATGACGAGAAATTGGGGACAGTCCTTTGGTCACGGCCTTTTTCTTCAATGGCCACCATCTTGTTGGTTATAAAGGGCTTCATTTTATCTAACATTTCATATTTGAATTCACCCTTAACCTTAATCTCCTCCACGGCAACCACCGTGGAGCCATATGCCCAACCAGTGAAACGTCCAGTAAAATCCCCATTGCTGATAAGTCTTGCGTTACTACCCAACAACGTTTGGAGTACATCGTAAAAATATGTTTTTCCTGTGCCTTGCGTCCCTTGTAGTAATACGGCCCAATTGATCCGCTGTCCAGGGTTCTGACAAACGTATGAAAGCCAATCTAGGAATATTGTTCTATCCCCCACGTCATCAAATGTCAGCTCAAGGTGTTTATTGAACAATCCGACAATCTCCGAACCGCCCTCAGGTTCAATTGGCACTATTCCTCTGTCGCGGTATATGTTCAACATCGCCTTACCTTCGCAATCGAATAACGTGTTGGCGCCAGGCCAGTACAGGGTGTCGACAATCGTAGGGATCTTCACTGTGTTTAAAGCGTATTGGGATGCCGGTATTTCAGCCATTTCACATTCAATTTCACGGTCATATTTAGCGTTAAACGCCTCTCTTTTTATGCTATAATCTAACTCGATGTTTATAAACTCCATCGCCGTCTCGCAATAGACCCAACCCAAAAGCCATGATGGTTTTTTAGTAGTCCCTCCACTAATATCACGGCTTTTGGATAGGAGCTTACGAACATCGCCCACAGGCAATTTGACACCTAATAGTTCTTTGAACCTCCCTTGATACGCTTGTACAATCATTTCGCGCCCTATGTTGTCAAGAGTCGCGCTTTTAATCTTTTTAACTAGATCGTCGCTTTGCAAAGCTTCCTCGTCAGCAACCTTTATTTGATCTATCAGGTTCGCGCTAATGTCCTGCGCTATAACACCTTTCCCGCCAGCTTTCTTAATAACTGTCGCAAACGTGACCGCCCGCTTCCCTTGGTTATCCCACGACTCCCAACGCTTGCGGTTCTGCCCTTCGTCGTACGCCGCAGCATCCCTACGACTGAACTCGTCGAACAGCTCCCAACCATCTTCACTGCCGCCAGTTTCGTGGTAAATGCCCATTCCGATATCAAGCCAGTCACCCCCACTACCGGCCATAGAATCCGGTAACGCTTCAACATACGCTCGAAGCTCATCCGCCCCTAGGCCCAAACGCTCGTTATTCAACGCCTCTTCAAGCCCGAAGTCATCGTCTTCAACAACTTCAAACCCGATATCCAACGTAGCCAACGCCTCCTCACCCAATTCCGGTAAACAATCAGGATCACTTAGCGTTTCATCAATACCGAACAAAGTCAGGTCTTCGTACCCTTTACCGCTAGCTATATAGCCTTTACCGCTCGCTCTGGTATCAAAACCTTTAACGCCGAATAGATCTGAACCCTGACGCAACTGACACCCGTTAGGTATCCGAAAAGCGTAATGTTTGCCGCCGTTGCGTGTCTTTTGTAGTTCGGCCTCATGCCATAAAAGTTCGCAACCTAAAACTGCTTCAACATCCGCACATGTAACGTCTTTATATGTGTCCAGATCCAACACGATTACCCCGTCGGGTATCATGTAACCCACAACAGCGCTATCAACAGCGCCTTTGTAAGTTTTCCAACCGCCAACAGCCGGTGATTTGTCATCTTTGCAAGGGAATTTAATTAATGTCATTATCTTCATCCGCTTCAATTAAGTTGAACGCCAAGAACTTGCCGCCTGTTATCCGTTCAATCTGAATGGCCCGTTTTGGCGGGAAATAGCCATTGTCTTGCCATTGTGTAACGTTCACCCGATGAACCCCCAGCGCCCTAGCCAACGCGGCTTTACTGCCGAAATGCTCAACAACCTTTTGGAATTCTTTTCCTAATTTCACTTTACCTCAACCTCATCATGTTATATTGTTAACTTCACACTAACACACAAAACGGGAATAATCAAAATGCTAGAAACTGAAATAAAGAAACTAACTAAAGCAATCGAGACGCTAACGGCGGTTATGGAAGCGCAAGGTGTAGCGGTCGAACAACCTAAAGCCGAAGAGCAACTAGAACAACCTAAAGCTGAAGAACCTAAAGCTGAACCAACCGTCACCCACGACGAAGTTAAAGACCTTTGTTTGAAAATCAGCCGAGCGGATCGACTCAAAAAGCCAGCTATTAAAGCTGTACTGAGCGAGTACGGCGCTAAAACCGTTGCGCAAGTTGCAGCCGAATCACTGGGCGAACTTAAATCTAAACTGGAGGCGCTCCAATAATGACACAGCACGCCAAATTATCAGCTAGCGGTTCGCACCGTTGGCTTAACTGCCTTGGCTCTGTCGAGGCTGAAGCGCCGTTTAAAGATACAACTAGCGCCGCAGCACAAGAGGGTACGTGTGCTCATGAACTTGCGGAGCTTGTCTTAATTGAGGGTGGTAGCTGTCAGGCTTGGGTCGGCAAACCTTTGATTGAAAATAATCAATATACGGTCGAGCAAGAAATGGCCGACTACATTCAGGAATATGTCGATTTCGTCAAAACGCTACCGGGTGAACAGCACTACGAAATTCGCGTAGATTTCAGCGATTGGGTGCCCGAAGGTTTCGGGACGTCAGACGTTATCAGCATCGATAACGAGACGATTTATATTTGTGACCTCAAATACGGCAAAGGGTTACAGGTTAACGCCGAAGAGAATAGCCAGGGGATGTTATATGCCCTTGGGGCGTTCGCCGAGTACGAGCTGGTACACGACATCAAAGAAGTGGTTATCATCATTCACCAACCGCGATTAGATCACGTTAGCGAATGGCGTATAAGCGTTCAAGAGCTGCTGAAGTGGGGAGCTTGGGTTTCTGAGCAATGCGCTATCATCGAAGAGGGTAACGCACCCCGCACCCCTGGTGAAAAACAATGCCAATGGTGTAAAGCCAAAGCGACTTGCCCAGCGCTAAAGTCTTACGCTGAAAAGATCATATTATCTGAATTCGAAGAACTTGATAGCCCTGATCCGACAACGTTAAACCAAGAGCAATTACGGAACGCCCTGAAAGCTAAAAAGCTGATTGAATCTTGGCTCAGTGCTGTTGAGGGTCATGTTAAAGAGCTGTTAGAAAAAGGTGAAGAGTTCGAGGGTTTTAAACTTGTCGAGGGTCGATCAATTCGCAAGTGGGCCGACGAAGACGTTGCCGCAGAGCAGTTAGAAAACTTATTGGAGGATAGGGCGTATGAAAAGAGACTCATCACACCAGCGAAAGCTGATAAGGTGCTTGGGAAATCGAAGAAAGGCGAGATTGCGGGTTATATTGTTAAGCCACAAGGCGCTCCAACACTGGTACCAGAAAGCGACAAACGACAAGCAATAAACATTTCTGAAAAAGACTTTGACAGTTTCGAATAGTTAAGTTACGCTTAACATTCTTAAAACGCTAAAACTGAAAACTAACCAAAAAGGTAAAAATCAAAATGGCTAAATTTAAAGTTAAAAACGCTCGACTTTCTTACCCTTCACTTTTTCAAACTGCGTCTTTCTCTGGTGAACCAACGGGCAAATTTGAATGCACATTCATTCTTGATAAGGATGGGCACGCTGACGTGATTGAAAAGCTTCAAGCCGAGATACAAAGACTTCAAAAAGATGAACTAAAGAAAAAGTTACCCGCCGATAAGATTTGTTTGAAAGATGGCGACGACTTAGACGACGAAGCTTACGCTGGTAAGATGACCATCAAAGTCTCTACCAAAAAGCGCCCAATAATTTTAGATCGTGATAAGACACCACTAATTGAAGAAGATAACAAGCCTTACGCCGGTTGTTACGTTAACGGTATCTTCAGCCTGTGGGCGCAGGACAACAAATATGGGAAGCGTGTTAATGGTCAGCTCGACGGTGTTCAATTCTACGCTGACGGCACGCCGTTCGGTGATGGCGGCGCAAGTTCCGACGACTTCGACGCCTTTGGCGACGATGATTACGACGATGATGGAGACGACTTTTAAATGAAAGCTTTAATGATTGATTTAGAAAGTTTGTCAACAGAAGAAGACGCGGTGCTAGTCCAAATAGCATGGGTTGTGTTTGACTCTAAAACGTTTGAGGTGATCAACAGGCATGTGTTTCATCCGAACATTCAGCAGCAAATCACATTAGGCCGTGATGTTAGCGCGTCAACGTTGAAATGGTGGATGGGCCAAGATGATAAAGCTAAGCAGATATTTAGCGTAGCTGGCACTGCAACGCCAGACTCAGTTAAGTATACGCTACAACAAGTATTGAGCGATTACAACATCCAGGAAGTATGGTCAATGGGGCCGTTGTTTGATGTACTGGCGTTGTCTAGCTTTTGTGGCGAGGTGTACACGGAACTCTTTAATTTTGGCGCAATAAGAGATGTTAGAACTGTGCGAGAAATTGCTCGTAGTGACGGCGTTGATCTTGACGCCATTTACAGCAGAATAGCGCCGGGTACACACCACGACGCATTAAGTGATTGCATTTGGCAAATAGGCTTGCTGAAAGAGCTTGAGGCGGCGAGATTGTCTTAAACAATTCCAACCCTAAAAGACGGCCTTTCGGGGCCGTCTTTTTCCAACTAATTTTTCCAACTGGGAAGACTTTTTAAAACAACTATGATATAGGCCACCCCTATGAAATTAGACCGAATCTACCTTGATGTAGAGTGTTACAAAGATTATTTTTTAGTTTCATTTCTCCGAGAATCAACAGGAAATATTCTGGATATCGAGTTCCACGCTGATCAGCCGTTAGATAAAAAGAAGTTGGCAGCGATTATGGGTAAAAATCAGACTATCAGCTTCAACGGTAACGGCTACGACCTTTATATGATTGCCGCAGCGCTTACAGGTTTTCCGAACGAAGCGCTTAAAAAGCTATCCGATAAAATCATTAAATCGAATTTACCAGCTTGGCGCATTGCCAAAGATCATGAGATTCATATTCCAAGCCGATGGGATCACATCGATATCATGGATGTTGCCCCTGGTATGGCCAGCCTTAAAATATACGGTGGCAGGCTGGGCGCACCTAAACTTCAAGATCTACCTATCAAGCCCGATGACGCCATAACACCCGAACTACGTGAACCCATGCGGCTTTATTGCCATAACGACCTGTACACAACACAATTGCTCTGCAATAAGCTAATAAAGCAACTTGAGTTACGCGAATCGATGTCAGAACAATATGGTGTTGATTTGCGTTCGAAATCTGACGCTCAGATTGCCGAAACGGTTATTAAATCTGAACTGGAAAAGATGACGGGTAAAAATTATCGGCGTTTTGAAGCGCCAGACGATTACGGATTCAAATATAAAGATCCTGGCATTATTGAATTCAAAACCGAAAAGCTAAAAAGTATTTTCGCAAAAATCAAAACGCACAAATTCAGCCTTACCGCTAATGGTTCGGTTAAGATGCCCGAATTTTTGAAAAAAGAACCTATAGAATTCGATGGTGCTAAGTATCAAATGGGTATCGGCGGTTTACACTCTTGTGAAAAGCAACAATACGTTAAGCCATCATCAAACCAATTATTATTTGATATTGACGTTGCGAGCTACTACCCGAATATTATTCTACAACAACAAATAGCCCCAAAGTCTATGGGTGTGCCGTTCTTAAAAGTCTACCAATCGATAGTAGATAGGCGAATTAAAGCTAAAAATGCGGGTGATAAGGTTGTGGCCGATACCCTAAAGATCGTTGTCAACGGATCGTTTGGGAAGCTCGGTTCAAAATGGTCTACGCTATACGCCCCTGAACTTTTGATTCAAACAACCATGACAGGCCAACTGGCGCTTTTAATGTTGATCGAAGCATTAGCCGAAAAGGGTGTTAAGACGATGAGCGCAAACACTGACGGTGTTGTAGTGCTATGTGGTAAAGATCAAGAGCAAACTGTTGAAGAGATCGTGTTCGATTGGGAGTTAACAACCAGCTACACCCTAGAGCGCACCGACTACGCTGCCATGGCGAGCCGTGACGTTAACAACTATTTGGCAGTTAAGCATGATGGTAGTACGAAAGGAAAAGGGGTATTCGCAAAGCCAGGGTTATCTAAAAACCCTGACACTCTAATTATTTATAAAGCCGTTGCTGATTATGTTGCAAAAGGTGTGCCCATCGAACAGACAATAAAAGAATGTAATGACGTCAAACAATTTGTAAAAGTGCGACAAGTGAAAGGGGGTGCTATCTGGCGAGATGAAGAACTCGGAAAAGCCACGCGCTTTTATTATTCAAGCGATGTGTCACCGGATGAATGCCTGCGCTATGTATTAAACGGCAATAAAGTACCCATGTCAGATGGTGCTAAACCGCTTATGGACTTACCTGACCAATTCCCCGACGATGTTGATTACAAGCGCTATATTGATAGCGCCAACCAACTATTAAAGGATATCGGCTATGCGTGAACGTGATATTGAACACGCGTTAGTACGACGGGTTAAAGAGTTAGGTGGTCTATGTGAAAAATTCGTGTCGCCTAGCCGGCGGAGCGTACCTGATCGCCTAGTCACATTGCCGGGTAACAGGGTTATTTTTGTGGAACTAAAAGCGCCAGGTAAAAAGCCCACCGAATTACAACAACGCGATCATGATAGGCGAAGGGCGCTAGGTTGTGATGTTCGTGTGATTGATTCGCTTGGGGGTGTTGAATGCTTTCCAGAATAAATTTACACGACTATCAGAATCGCGGTGTTGAGTTTATAAAATCTGAAAAGCGCTGTGCTTTATTTCTTGAAATGGGTTTAGGTAAAACGACAACCACCCTAACCGCCGCCAGTGATTTACTAGACAGTTTCGAAATTAGCAAAGTGTTAGTTATTGCGCCGTTGCGTGTAGCCAATAGTGTATGGGCGCAAGAGTGTTTGAACTGGGAGCACCTACAACATTTAAAAGTTAACGTTTGTACTGGTTCGGAAAAGAACCGGTTAGCAAAATTACAAACCGCCGCAGACATTTACACCATCAACCGCGAAAACGTACCATGGTTAGTTGAGCATTACGCTAAAAAATGGCCGTTTGATTGCGTGATAATCGATGAATCGAGTTCATTTAAAAACGCTAGTTCCAAGCGATTCAAAAAGCTAAAACAGGTTATGCCGCTAACAACTCATTGCGTGTTATTAACAGGTACCCCCAGCCCGAACAGCCTAATGGAACTTTGGCCGCAACTTTATCTTATCGACTTCGGAGAGCGTTTAGGCCGAACTATGTCAGGTTTTAAGCGCCGTTTTTTCGAGTCTGATTACATGGGTTATAAGTGGGAACTTAAGAAAGGTTGCGGCGATATTATCCATAAGCTAATTGATGATAAGTGTCTAAGTATGGTCGCAGAAGATTATCTTGATTTACCCGAACGGATCGATTTAAAAGAAATCATCGGCATACCAGCTAAAGCGCTAAAAGCTTATCAGCAATTTGAAAAAGAGCTTTTTATTCAGATTGAAGATGAAGAAATCGAGGCGACTAACGCGGCGGTATTAGCTAATAAGCTTTTGCAGTTCGCCAACGGCGCCAATTACATTGACGAAAATAAAAACTGGGTTGAAACACACAAGGCTAAATTAGACGCTCTGGCGGATCTTGTCGAAGCGAACGAAGGGGAAAACATCCTGGTGGCGTACAATTATAAAAGCGACTTAGAACGACTGCAAAAACGCTTTCCTGACGCCGTTGTACTTGATAAAGAACAAAGCACTATCGACGCCTGGAACGCTGGTGAGATCCCAATGCTGTTGGCCCATCCCGCGAGTGCTGGCCATGGACTTAATATCCAACACGGCGGATCGATCATTGTATGGTTAAGCTTGATATGGTCGCTTGAACTCTACCAGCAGTTTAACGCCAGATTACACCGGCAAGGCCAAAGCGTATCAGTTAGGATTATACATCTTATCGCTAATGGTACCGTGGACGAAAGGGTGTTATCTGTTTTGGCCGATAAAGACGCAACACAAAGCGCATTAATTGACGCGCTAAAAGGTGAAAAGTAATGACTAACCAAAAACACTGGAACCACCACCTCGCCACGCCGGCAGTGCCGCTAATCATTCTGCTGGAAACTGGCGAGATCATCAAAGGTATACGCCCCAACTATATCAAGAGCAGAGAGCAGGGCGACCAGGGGTATCGAACGCATGACGGTAAAATCATTAACAACGTAGAAGGATGGATTTATGAGTAATGAAACAAAACGAGGTGTGAGAGTGAGAAACGATGATCTAAAGGTTGTGGGCAGCCATCAATACATGTCGCCCTGGGATGATGCCTACGAAAAAGGATGGATAATGTCTAACCGGTGGGCTAAATGCGCTGCAAAGCTGAATTTACTAGCTCGCACAGATCACCGAAAACTATCTGAACAACAACTTTCCGACATTGAAAAACTTTTGGATGGATTGAAACTATGACACATAAAGAAGGAATAATTCGCCCGATCACGAAAGAAGAGCTAACAGCGGCTGTTCGCGAACATGAGCATTTGACCACTACCAATGGCGACAAGATTACAATCGTTGATGGTCAGCTCAGGTTCACATTCAAAAGCGGCAACGAAGAGCCGCTAGTTGCCGATTATTGGATCGGTAAACCGCTTCTGTTGCCAGCGGATAAATCGCAAACAGAAGAGCACACTGGCGGAAGCTCCAGTTATTACGATGTTACTATTAATGGCCACACGATTAGCTGTCTAGACATAATTGAAGCTCTAGACATGGATTTTACCCTCGGTAACATTTTCAAAGCAGCTTGGCGCATTGCTGCTAGCCGAAACGGTAAAAAGAAGAAGGGTAACAATGAATGTTATGACGCCGAAAAGATTGTGTTTTTCGGTGAGCGACTTTTGAAAAAAGAAAAGCCCTCATTGTGAGGGCTTGGCTTTTAACTCTTGAATAATACTAGCTGTAACAACACCAACAAACATCGGTGACAATGCGAGCACCACCGGGTATAAATTTTCCATTTTTTTAAAATCCTTCAGATAAGTTGTTCAAACGCCCCTAAGCCCACCACCACACCAAATATATAACCTAAAATACCCGCTCATGACTTGGTCTCCATTGCTTCACGAATTAATGATCGAACCACTTCTGTAATCGTTCGCCCCGTTCTCTTGGCTTCTTTCTCTAACCATTGCTTTTGCTCTTGCGTGACTTTCATTGTTGCTAGTCGTGGTTTCATTCTTATTACCTCTTGTTAGTGGGACTATAAAGATACACGCACATAAAAAATATGTCAAAAAGATATTGCAATTATGCTTGTGGGTGCTATCTTTACTCTATCAACAACGCAAACTAAGGAATAGAAATTATGAACATGAACGATTTAACAATTGCCCAAGCAAAAGAATTAGTCGCTCTGTTTGGTGAGCAACAATCGACAACTGTTGATAACAAAATGACAGGCAAATACGTCATCGTCAGATGCAAAGACGCGGGAGTCCATGCTGGGGTGCTCGAATCTTACAGCGGTCGTGAAGCAGTGCTAACTGAGTCGCGTCGATTGTGGTACTGGGAGTGCGCTCAAGGCGCTTTTTTGTCTGCCGTGGCAGTGTATGGGCTGTCAGACGAAAGCAAAGTGGGCGTACCGCTATCAAGAATTCATTTAACTGAAACGTGCGAGCTTATCGAGTGTTCATACATCGCAGAGCGGTCTATTCGTGATCGGGCGAATCACAATGAATAGATACGGCGACGGCTACGGCAGCGGCTACGGCAGCGGCTACGGCTACGGCTACGGCGACGGTGGCGGCAAAGGCGACGGCGACGGTGGCGGTGGCGGCAAAGGCAAAGGCTACGGCTACGGCTACGGCAGCGGCTACGGCTACGGCTACGGCAGCGGCTACGGCTACGGCTACGGCGACGGTGGCGGCAAAGGCGACGGCGACGGTGGCGGCAAAGGCCACGGCTACGGCGACGGTTGGGGCAGCGGTTAACAGCTACGGCTAAGCATTGAGCGTCCTTTATGGGCGCTATCAACAACGAAGCAACGAAGGATAACAAAAAATGAAAACGTACATTTGTTACAACAGCCTGAACGAACCGGAACCGTTTGCAGTTATCGCAAACTCGCCTCATGGCGTTGCAGAAGCAGTTACGGTAGCGCTCACAGACCTATGCGGCGGCGTGCGTAAGGGGTTTTACAGAAAACATAATGACGTAGTGGTCAAATGGGAAGATAGTGTGGGCATTCCTTTCAGCGTTTACTGCATACCTGCAAAAGTTTACGGGGGCCAGTATGCTGACGTTAACAATGCCTGAGCGTATCGCGTTAATGGCGCTCGTTGACCAGCAAATAAAAGAAGTTAAGCGCATTATTCGTACGGGCCAAAGCGTTGAATACAAGCGGAACTTTGAGCAGAATTTAAAAGAATTACAGGTAATTAAACGGAAATTGGCATTATGAAAGATTTGATTTGCATACTGGGCGTGCTATTCGTTGTCGGCGCTCATGAGTCATTAACTGAAATAATTTTGAACGAGGTGGCAACAAATGAGCAAAGAATCGTGGTTGATAGCAGAGATCGAGGCCCAGTGCCAGAATTCACGTTTATTCAAGAAAAAGTTGGCCGCTGAAGAAATTGAGCGGTTAGAAACTGAGGCTGAAAATGTGAATTCAGAACATATAAAGACGTGGTGTAGACGAAAGATTAAGGAATTGAGATGAACCGAGATGAGCTAAAACACATTTTAGATTTACATAAACGATGGTTAGCAGATGATGAAAGCGGTCGGATGGCCGATCTAAGCGAGGCCAATCTAAGCTGGGCCGATCTAATCAGGGCCAATCTAAGCTGGGCCAATCTAAGCTGGGAACTGTCTGGAAAAGAAAATGACTAAAAAATACATAAACAGCTGGCGTCAATACGAAGCGCCGTACGTCCAAGCCATGGCAATGGCCGGTGTTAGTCGCGAAGATTGTGAGGATAGGTTGTGGGCTGTAAATAAGCGACTCAACGTCCCTTACCGCAGCGATAACGTTATAGCGAAAATGGCTGCCGGAGCATTCAAAGAAGCTGCAAAAAACAAGCGACAAACGGAAACTATAGCGCGATATAACATGATTGAGCGATACATCAAAAAACACAAGGATTGCACATTCGCCCACGCCGCTACTATATTCGGATGTTCAGTTTCAACAGTAACAGCTGCTATTCGGTACGTTCGTAAAACGAATGATATTAAGGGTTTCGCTTGGGCAGAATGGGAGACGTTTTACTGTGTTGAGTTGCGAAAACAAGGGCTTGAATACGATGAGATATACCGACGTCTATGGCCTATCTCGCAAAAACTTCGCAGGCAAATACGCACTAAACATGCGATAGCCGAACGTGTGCAAAAAACAAGGAGATTGCGGCGTGCTAAAGAAACTTAAAAAGTTATTTTGCAGGCATCGTACTTGGGATTATGAAAAAAAGCCGTATCGAATGTACCGCACATGCCACAGATGCGGCCAACAGCAATTTGAAAGAACCTACTGGGAAAATGTTTAAAATGATTAAATTCAAAAAACTAAATGAAAACGCAACAATACCCACGCGTGCGACACTTGGAAGCGCTGGTTTTGATTTGAGCTACTGCGGTGATAAAGATATCTTACTGGAAAGTGGGGAGCGGTATTTGTTTTCAACTGGTGTTGCCTGCGCTATACCTCAAGGTCATTGCGGCCAGGTTTGGCCCCGTAGCGGCTTAGCTCTAAAGTACGGAATCGATGTGCTGGCGGGAATGATTGATAGCGATTACCGCAAAGAAATTGGGGTTATATTAATTAATCACGGTGGTTCAGCATGCCTGATTGAGCCAGGCGATCGTATTGCTCAACTGATAGTAGCGCCGTTTGTCGGTAGTAGCGAGTGGGTGAATGCATTAGACGATTCTAATCGCGGCGGATTTGGGAGTAGTGGCCGCTAATCATCTTCTGCGGCCTGGGAACGGGCCGCTTCTGCTTTGATAAGCTCAATTTCAAGTTGAGCTTTTTTTATGTCAAGCATCCCTTTACGGATATGGAATACGATGAGAACTGCGGTTAAACAAATACCGATCAATGAGGCTAGTTTTCCAATGTCATCTGGTATGACGTCGAACCAGGTGCTGACACCCGCGCCCGTTGTCGCTGTGCCGGTTATCGCAGCCGCTTTCACGCTTGTTGCATGCTGCATTAATTGCTCTTTGGCGATCACAACCTAACCTCACTTTTAAAATAAAAAGCACTGAATGCACTGTCATTAGCGCGAAAACCAGTACCGCCCCCACCGTCTCCAAATCCATCTCCGCCACCCTGCGCACACACCACTGCTGTTATCATATACAAGAATAATAAAGAATAATCATATAAGGTAGGTGGAAGGTATAAAAACCAATCCATATAACCAAACATATTAAAGATGATGGAAACTAAACATATTAATTGTACGCCAAATGAGCGCCTCATAACCAGGAGTACTAAATAATCGAACATGGCTGCGGTTCCGTAATAAGCGAAACCTTCATACGCGCCAAAAATGACATCATGCAAAATGCATATGCACACAAAGAAAAGGACAGGAATATTTCGGCAAATAATCGAAATTAGAAGAAGTGAAGCAAAAGCGGCGTCAATCATGGCCTGGGGCGTGGCTTGGATTTTGGCTTAGTAGTTGCTTTCTTTTTACGCTGTTTACCTTTACCACCAGCTATTTTTAAAAAATTCATAACTCACCAGTTAAAAAAAATGCGCGGCCTTGGGAGAACCGCGCTAAACAACAACGTACAACGATGGAGTGGCATAATAGAGCTTATTTTAACAGGAAGTTATTTGCTCTTTCCAGTTGTTTTTTCAAATGTGCGCAAACCGGCAAGGCCAAGCATAGCGATAACGATCTCCATTAGCACATCGAGCGGTAATTCTGGGCCAGGCGCACCGGTACACCACTGGAGTATTGGATTAATCAGGAACGGGAACGCCAGGCCAGTTGCACAAACCCACCCGATAGCAGGACGCCAACCCGCCACAAAACCCGATCGGTGTTGCGCCTCGAGCTTGTTCAACTCGATTTGCATTTTTGCAGGCTCCTGCAGTGCTTTCAGTTTCAAAAGCTCCGCAGCCTCGCGCTCTTCGTCACTAGTGACTAGTGCGTCAATACCTTTAAACACGGCTTCAATTGGTTGAGCAGTTGCCCCGCCAAACAGCTTAGATAGAATGCTCACTCTAACAACTCCAAATGCGGGAAATCAGGAAACGAATCCCACAAGCCGCCCCACTGCAATTGGTGCCCAAGCATTGAGGCCGCCTGCAAATGAGCCGCCGCAACAATCGCTAAGTGTTCGCGATCCCACGAAGCTTTGCCATCAACAAACGCGTAAAAATCTAACGCCTTGCCGCTTTGGTGGCGTGACTTGCGGCGGGTGCCATCACACTTTGATTTGCCCGCATCGAACAAACATTTCTGCTGTTCAGCTGTACGCAATCCGCCGTGCCGTGGTATGCCGAAGTCAAGAGGGCTAATCTGCAACGCTAAATCGCTGATTGCAATCAACCGCGGGTCCACGCCCTCACGGCGCTGCTTGCTTCTTTCTGAGAATTTAAAATTCATCGCGCACCTTGGTTAAAGTTTTGTGTTTTAGGGCTCATTAGTTGTTACTCACAGTGCAATAATAAGTGCAGCTCACTTTTTTAACTGTTTGTGTAGCCCGTAGGACTACACGTAGTTTATGAATATGTGTAAAGTGTAATTATGTTGCAGTGATCCATAATGCACCATCTGTGGCGTTAGCTGGTGGGGTTGCTTTAATCCTAACATCATTACCGTTAGCCCATATATACACTCCACCAAGTACAAATGGGGCGTCCCATGTGCCATCGAGTTCAAACTGATCGCCTGATCCTACACCAAGTCGATTAGTTCCTTTACGTTCTAAGTATGTATCAGGTATGTTAGAACCATCACCTAATCCTAGTCGTGTGGTGCCTGCTGTTGTTGTTTCTATACGGAATCTTTCAGTACTGTCACCAGATTTGCGACCACCATAATACCTAGTTAATGAGTTATCTGCGGCTCCACGTATTGTGTGTCCTATGGGTATACCTGATCGGCCTTCCGGTATATCTAAGATTCTTTCAGATTTATCATATATTCTAGCAATACCGTTATAGTCTACAATTTCAACGTAGTTTGATGTGGAATTGTCAGAGTATGTTATGTCTATTTTGTTACGTTCTGAACCTTGTACACTCGGCATAAAGATTATACCTGTCTGGTTCGCTCCACCACTTGCTATAGTAGTGTCTAGCTTTATACCAGATGGTGTTTTTGCTCCGAGATCACCAATTAATGCTGATATACCTTGAGGTCTATCGGCTGTGAATAGGTTGGTGCCATGTATATACGTATTTTGTGTACGTCCTATTTCCAGACATCTAACATCTTCTTGACCGGTGATTTCAGGATAGTCACCGATTGCTTCTGTTTGGATCTGGTGTATATGCCCACTGTAGATATTTATATGTGTGTTGTACCCGGTGTTTCGGTTGTTGTCTATTCTCAGTAAACATTTGTTGTCAGAGTCTCTGCATATAGGGCTGTATAATGTTACTTGGTTTTGTCTGTCACCTATAACGTATACCTCGTCAACAATATCGAATAGTGCTTCATCTTGGTAAACTTTCTGCCAATAGTGGTTGCCTGTATCTGAGTCGTTTGTATTTTGTGTTAGTGGATCTTGCCCAGAATGTTGGATAAGACATTTGTAATCTTGGTGCGGGACTTTTCGCCAGTAAGTTGATGTGGTACCAGGAGTGTTGCCTGTATTGCTATTCTCTGCGCTAATCCAGTTCTCACCTCCTGATAAGACAACTTCACCGGTTGTATAGGTTGTCCCTGCGCTATATGCAGCAGGTCGATAGCGCACAATATCATTAATATTCCATGTCGTTAGATTATCCCAATCACCAGCCAAAGCACCGTCTGAATAAGCTTCTCTATGTGCGCCGTTGATACCTTGTGGCATAAATATAACTGCCTCACGTAGACGATCGAATAGGAAAGCTCTACCTAGTGGATTTTCTACACGTGGTGAGTAGTAAGTTAAGTGATCAACATTATATGTACGCATTCCTCGGCAGAGGAAATTACATTTTAACCATGGGGTCATTAGAAATGATGGGTGGTAGAACTGTGGGGTATATGCACCCGCTTGACCACCAGATTCTATATTCACCAAATAGTCATCGGTAAAACCTGTCATTGCATACCAACATCCCAGCCATTCCGCCTTAAGGAAATCAGACGTAATTTCTAATTGTCTGTGAACTCCAAAACTACCATCCGGTGTAACAATCTTATTTCCTGTACCCTCCATATATGTGAATGCATCTTCTATAGCGGAGGCGTTATTGTTGGAATCGCCGGTAATTGCACCAAACGCATAAATAGTAACTTGTTGATCTACTGTGATCTCCCACTCCACGCCGTCACCATCCCACACATAGCCAGCCTGGGTGCCTGTGCCAATAGTCGATACAGCAACAGGACTACCAACGGTAGGACTAGTGTTAGTTCCGCCTGTACGGTGCCGCTTATGGCCGCCTTTAGGGCCTGCGGTAGATGGGTAGGTGATTTCGTAATACGATTCTATTTCAATGACGTTAAAAGCATCGTTGCCGGTGCTATCTCGAAGGGATGCAACAGAGGTGTATTTCTTATCAACACCTTCAGGCGATAGATTATCAATTACCCATGCCGCGCTGCCGGTTGCATCCGCGTCAGCATCGGTTGAATTTGTGTATAAAACTAGCTTGTAATCACGATCTATATGCGGAATAAACGGATCATCCGAACCGTTAACAGCCCAGCCTGTAGCGTCAATCTTACACTTGTCTAGCGTCGTGCCGCCTGTTGAGTCGGTAGCCATGCTAATGGCTGTAGTGGTGCCTGCTGCATAAAACTTGAGATAATAATCAGCCGCCGCCGCTCCGCCTGCGTTTTTAGCGTACTGTATTGCTGTGCCTGAAATTGGTGCCCATGTTGCCATTATTGGTTGCCCTCTTGTGCTGCCTGTACCGCCGCATTAAGTTTTGGTATAGAAGTTCTAATTAGCCGATCAAAGCCCGTGCTATTAATAGGCGTGTCCGCCAATCTTAACAAGAAATTTCTAACGGGCGCTGACTCATAAAGTCGCGCAGCACCCCCACCAGTTGCCGATGCAAGTAAGGTTTCCATAAAGCCAACCTGCGCCCCAGCACCAACCGCCGTTAAGCCGAATAAAGATTGCCCGGTTGGAGTGACCACCGCTGCATTTTGAGCTTGCCTCGTGGCTTGTAGCAGCTTCTGCATGCCTTTAAGCGCTTTTTTATCTTGCCCCTTAAAGAATATGCTCGCGTTATCTTTCATGTCATCCAATTGTTTAGCAAAGATGTTTGGGCTTATTTCATCACCAGTCTGCGCCTTTCGTAACGCTCTTTGAACTAATGCCGCCCTTGCTGCGGCCTTACCTTCCGCGTTAAGGCTGTCATGTAGCAATTTTACTTCCGATGGCTTGCGACTAAATATCATATTTTCTACTGTTTCAGGCGTCAGATCACCTTTATCTAGTATGTTTTTTAGTCTGGACTTAGTGAGCTTTTTAGCTTCCTGCTGATAAATTGTGTCAGCCTCTTTATATCGCGCCAATTGCCTGGTCCCTAAATTATCCGATACAAAATTATCAAGATCACGTGTAATGGCTTGACGCACCTGTTCTAAAGCCGCTTTACTTTTTGACGGTAGTTGTGATTTACCAGCCGGATCTGTGACAGATGCTAACTCTCTTACGCGTGTTCTAGCATCACGCAACTGCGAGAAGTTATGCGGTTCCCTGGCACCCTCTTTTATTCGCTGTAAAGCGCCTATTGTCGCCTCGTCCGGTTCGATTTTAACATCGCTTAGCCGATCAATCGCTTTATCAATCTGCGCTATCAGGTTATCTCTAGGCACATCGCCAAGCGGGGTTAGCTCATCCTGAATACTACCCAAACGATTGCCGGCTGACCGTTTAACTTTCGCGGTTTGTTTTTTCAGGCTTTCAAATACTTCTTGTGCGGTGTTTTCTGGAAATTGATCTGTGAATTCTTTAACCGCCTTCTCTCTAGCTTCAACCTGGATGGCTCGCTTCCCACCTGTACCAAAAATAGGGATGCGCTCACCCAGTTGCCTGGCTAGCCCTCCGACAATGCCTTTTGGGGGAACGACATCAGTGGTCATTACGGGGACGCCTGCGCGTTCTCCGGCCTCTATAATTTGCTGCTCACGAGCACCTATGCCACCTCGACCAGCTCTTGTACCTGCGCTGACTAATTCGCCCAGCAATTGACCGCCTGTACCGAGGGCGGCTGACAAAGCGATATCTTCGCCGGTAATATCTTCAGATCCTACGCCAACAGCACCCGCCTGTAATCCTGCTTCAGTAGCGCCGGACGCCAAGCCAACCGCGCCAACCCTACCTGCGGCACCAGTCGGTAAAGTCGCGGCCCGTCCCGCTGGCGTAAAGGCCGCAAATTGAAATATACCTCTAGCTATATCCTGACCGGATAACCCTGGCTTGTTCAATGCGTACGCGCCGGACGGCAAATCAACGATCATATTGCCTTTTTCGTCTTGGCGGAATTCCGCCCCTGGTATCTGATTCTTAATAATCTGTGTGGCTTTGTCAGTATCGCCAGTGAATAATAGACCTGCACTTGCTTTGAGCGAGCTTAAAGAAAACTCATTCAGCTCTGGAGCCATGCCGATCTCTGGTACTTCTTCTATAGCGCTAGTGGTTCGGCTTTCACCTGTTACAAAATCACGAATAGTAGCTAATACGCCTCGGGATTCAGGCTGTGTAGTTCCCGCTGGCACATCAGACATTAAGCGCTGCAAGTCATCGATGGATAATTCTTGATTTTGTGATGGTGGTGACGTACCCGTTGATACGCCTTGCTCGTCACCAATTAGCGCTTGAAGTTCGTTTAAATTGAGTTCCGCCATTATTGATTCAACCGTGCCAAAACTTCATCAATAGTCATATTATTGTTAACAGCAACATCTTGTAGATTTTTGAGCGATACTTCACCGCCATTAGTTTTAATCTTCTCATCAAAACTAAATGAAAATTGGTCAGGATCGCCCCCCTCTTTTACGAAGTTATTATATTGTTCAAATTCGCGCTGCATAAACCAATTATTTCTAGAAAGCGATTTCAAGCGGGCGACGTTAGCACTACGAGGATCGCCCAGCTTACCAACTATCTGTTGTGTGACATTGAATTCAAAGTTAGTAGTTGGCCCTTTGAATTGCTGTAATTGTTCTAACGCTAACCTTTTCAAGACTGAATCCAGCGCGCCTTCGTCTGACACATCTACGCCTGGCAAGAGCCTGGCCAATGCTGTTTTAACATTGGCAGTCAATCCCTCGGTGGCATTGGAAACGGTTAATAGCGCCTCCTGGATAACACCTTGAGCGCGAGCGGCGTTTCGGTTGCGGTCGGAAATTTCGGAGCGGATTTCCCCAGAGCGAGCTATGCGCTGCTTGATTAATTCTTTCTTCTGGGTTTTGGTAATATCAAGTCGGTTGATTTCTTCACGGGCCTTCGCCTCCATTGTGATTTCTTCTTTCTTAGTCATCCCTTTAGCGCCAGGGATTTCCTGCTTTTGGAAGCTGTTCGTATTAGGGTCAAAAGAAATTGCAAAAAATTGACCTGTTTCAGGGTCTTTTTCAGGCGCAAACGCCCGCGCCTGAGCACCCTTACCCGTTTTCGCACCAATCCACCCCTGACCACGCGCAAACTCTGACGCACTTTTACCCGCATCAATTAGAGCGGTTATAGCGCCCGCGTCATTGCTTCGTAAAACATCAATAGCGTTTAGGGTGTCTGATAAATCCGCATCAGTTTGGCCTGCCGCCCGTTGGCGCTCAACATACGATTCTAAGTCGCTAGCCACCTGCTCATAGTTGCCCGCTGTCAGGTTTCTTTTGTGTAGCTCGTAGTTTGTCGCTATGTTAGTGGTATCACGCTGCTGATTAGCTGCCTGTTGGCCTGCTAATGCTTCATTCAACTGAATACCTTGAATAGCTGCTTGCTGTTCAGCTATTTGCTGACGAATAGGTGCCTCTTGCTGCTCTTGGCGCATCTGCTGAAATATTCCCCGAGTGCGCAAGGTTTCTTGTTGCGTCTCTTGAATGCCTTGAGCACTCGGCATAAACTGTCTAAAAACCAAGCTAGGATCTAACGCCATTTACGCCACCAATTTCGGTTGGTATTTGTTGGAAACCCAAAGCTTACCTTGCGGCCCTTGGATAACGTGTTCAGGATCAACCGCTTGCACTTCGTCGGCCATATAACCCTCATAAGTCTTTGATGCATCAGACTTGTATTTAAAGCGATACACATTCAGGCCATTAACGCCACGACCAACACGCTTAATTTCGGTCTTCAACCGCCTATCGCTGGCGCTAAACATGCTCATTAAGCCTTGCATCGAAGCGCCTTGGCCGCCCTGCCCACCCTGTCCGCCGCCCATGAAGCGCCCAATATCAACTGCACCACCCGTTAATGCGCTCGGTAAGCCGCCGCTTCCGAAATTAGATAACATATCTTGCCTGGATTGAGCTAAAATATTACCACGCTGAATAGTGGTGCCCGCTTGCACATTACCAATACCTGTTAACAAGTTGCCAACGTTCGCCGCAGTGCCTTGAATCGCACCGGCTTGACCGGTCGAAACGTTTGCGCCTAGCTGGGCAACATTAAATAACTGACCAAAGCGTTGAGCCTGTAAGCCCGCCTGTTCAGCCCGCAAACCTTGCTGGATTTGCGCCTCTTGAATTTGGTTAGCTATATCTTGCTGCCTGAATTGCTGCCCTAGCTGTAAGAGGTTTCTACTTAACGCCAAATCTGTACCGCCCGCCCCGACTTTCCCGCGGGCCGCAGCACTACTAAGTAGGCGTTGCTCCTGCTCTCGCGCAAGCTCTTGAAAAAATGGGTCTTCGGTAACGCGCTCCGGTGACACATCAAATTCGAAGCCTGTATCTGCCGCTAGCTGCGTTGCTTCCCTTTGAGGCTGCATGAAGCTGGGTAATCTGCGACTAGCTAAACCACGGGCCTGTGGTGCGCCGCCCAATATTTCAGCCAGCAAACCGCCTATAGCCTGCTGACCAACTTGTGCAAATGGCTTCTGTATGCCTAAAATTCGTTCCAGTGCCGCTTCTTGCTGTGAGATAGCGGCCTGGCCTGCGGCCTCTTGTGCTCGCCCAGCCTCTCGCGCTGCCTGCCGCTGACCTTTTGCACCAGTGACCTCCCTAATTTTCCCCATTATCAACCTCCACTTTACCTTTTGCCTTTTGATTGATACCATGCTGGAAACTCAAAGAGGTAAGAGCATGGAAACCTGGAAACCCATCAAAGGTTATGAAACGTTTTATATGATTAGCAATCACGGTAATGTTAAAAGCCTCGATAGAGTGGTCGCACGTAAAAATCAAGGGGCCCTCCCCATACGAGGTAAAACGCTTTCTAAGCGCGATAACAACCACGGCTATCATGCTGTCGCTCTCTGGCGAGACAATCAAGAAAGGCAAATTACCGTTCACCGACTTGTCGCAGAACATTTCTTGCCTCCACCGAAAGAAGGTCAAACCGACGTTAATCATATTAACAGTATTCGCACTGATAATCATATCGACAACCTAGAGTGGGCCACTCGTTCCGAAAATATGCGCCACGGTGTCAAGTATGGTTTTTGCAATTCAAAGAACGACAACTGGAACCCTGATAAAAACCCCAAACTTTTAGCCAAAACTAACCCCAACAAAGCGAAAAAACTAACCAAGGAAGCGGTTGAGGATATGCGCAACCTTAGAAACCAAGGTTGGACATATAAAGCTATTGGCATCAAATACAACGTGTCTCGCCAAATGGCCAGTTTCGTTTGTCGCGGTAAAAGTTGGCGATAATTAATCACGGCACAAACCCATGTATATTTGGTCTAATAATACACCATATTTCTGTATGCTGCGCCTGTTAATACCCTCAACCATAAAACCGTGATGTTTTAGGAATTGTGCGACTTCTGGGTATATTGCAGGGATCTGCACTGTGATTTTTTGCGCGGGAGTGTTACCCCAGGCCCATGCTATAGCCAGCTGAAAAAGCTCATGGGCATGATGACGGAACTGCTTTAAAACTTGCATGTGACCTTCCCAATTGACGGGGTTTATCGGGTGAATGTTAAACATGCCGGCAAGAACACCATCAATATAACCGGCTACCCAATATTCACCCTCTAATGTCGGCACCCATCCATCAGAGCTAACACAACCATCTGACGAAATACGCTCGTAAATTTCAGGATCACACATTACCGCCCGAATTTCTTCGGGGCTTTGTGTTTCGATCACATTAAGTTTCGGTAGTCCCGCTTGCATCAATATTCACCACACTAGCTGTTGCTGCCTGAGCGGATAATTTCATGTTTGGCCCTAGCACATGGGATGGCAATCCTGTCACGCGAGTTAATCCTGGTGGGATTGCCTTTTTGTATATCCAGTTGCCACCACTACCCGTTGTTTCAGTTGTCGCACTAGCTACGCGCCACAAATAAACCTCAACGTTTGCGGAACTGGTGTTGGTGAGCGTCACATTGCCGAGAAACTTAGTTTCGCTCGTGCCGGTTGATACAATAGTGGCTGGGCTAGTAGTTAGCTGTGTTTCGCTGGAAAAACTGTTAAGAGTAGTGGTCATAGCTGCGCACCGAACCCGCGAATATTGAACGCATCAATACCCGTTGATAAATCATCATGAATTGTAAATTGAAGTCTATCCAGAGTGCCTTTACGAAGATGCAACCCCCACTCAAAACCAAACGTTGCACTCAAATCAATAACCGGAAGATAAGTGTCGGCACCACCGCCCGACAAATCTGCTTTAAACGCGTCAGTTCCGCCGCCAATCGCTGGCGTGGATATGCCTAGGCGAATGAAATCAAGATTAGTCTGGATAGCGTCTTGAATTGTTAGCTCACCTGCTGCGCCGCCAATATACTCAAATGTCACGCCGTTGGTTAGTGCCGCCAACGCTCCAAACTCGTTTAAGTTGGCTCCCGCGTCTGAGATTCGAACCGATATAGTTTTTATGAACACATCTATATCTTGCCGGGCTGAAATGTAAAAGCGCTGGGAATCAGTCGAACCGTCTACACGCAGATCATTGCTGCCGGTCGCCAACCCGTTATCGGTGAACCATTGCGCGAACGGGAACGCCTCTATAGTTTCCTCAAGCGGGGGGTGGCTATGCATTGTCACGGATATTTCACCCTCGCCGTTAATTTTAAGGCTGTTTTGAGGGTTTTCACCGCTAATTAGCTGTGTTTTTATCATCTCTATTCGGCCTTGAGATGCCCAACAATGGCGGCATAGACATTCGTCGTTCCCGCCGTTGTCTGCGTATCGACAGTGATAGCTACGCTATTACCTGGGTTTAATTCGAGCGCGATCCCCGCGAATAATCGCCCGCCCGCGCTCTGAAAAAATATAGCGAGATCCTCACCATCAGTTACAGTTGAACCTTCCGCCCCTTTGTACGCCAATGATGCGGCCAGGGCGTTACTACTGCCGAATGACCTGTTAGTGTTCATATCAACATCAGTCGCACCGCTGATTAGCGTGCCCAACGTTGGGTTTTTGATAACTTTAACAATGCTCATATCGCTAGTTGTACCAGCTGAACCGATGCCAACAGTAATGGCCTCAATAATAAATCGTCTTGACTCGTTATTTTTAAAATACAACACGCCACTTTCAGTTGATGAAGTTAGACCAATAACGCCGGAATTAATGTTGTAGCCGTCACCTAGTTCAGTTGCCTCTTGGGCCTCGCTCTCACTAACCGAGAACGCCTTAATTTGGCCGCGAGCTGTGGCGCCCACCTTGTACGTGGCCGCGCCGTCATTGCCCTGGATATCTAGTGCCATTAATCTTCCCCTATATCTCTTGTGCCATCTGGTTCAAAGTCTGCAATTAGTTCAAGCAAGAAAACCGCCCGCTTTAACAAGGCTATTATCTGCTCGTTGTCGCTTTCAAGCTCCTGCTCATGCTCTATATCGTCAGGTTGAAAACTCATTTTGCTAACCACTCGTTATCATCAATAAAATAATAGAATTCAATCGCCGTGCCTTTTCGGATCAGTGATCCGGTGTTGCTATCGTTAATTGTACGCCCATTACCATTAAAATTTATTTTCGATCCGTCTGCATTGCGTACAAGTATGACACAATTTTCCGTAGGCGACTTAGGAAAATAAACCGTTGATTTGTTAGATGCGTTTATAAAATCATAGGGTAATGCTGTGTAAATTTCATTGCTAACACTTACCGCCCGAAACGCTGGAAAATCAAAGCCGCCAGCACTAAATAGGCTTTGTAGCTCTGCGCCTTTTTCATATTCGCTATGATCAATCGGCCACGGGTATGATTCTCTAACACCAGTATCAGCTATTGCGTCAGTCCCGCCGCCTGTTCGCTGTGTAATGTCGTGCGCCCAGCGTATAAAGTATTCAAAGAAGCCGCGCGTCTCGCTATCTTCCTGTAATTTTTTGGGTATTGGCAATAAAAACGGATCAACTTTAACAGTCATTACCAGCCACCCGCCTTGATATCTATGGCTGCACTATGGAATGACACGAAAACTGGCGCAACCACTTTGAACCTAACCATGATTTCATAAGCGCTGGCCATGTTAAACCATTCGACTTTTATGCGCCCTTCGTTCATACGACCGATAGAAACCCAGTCCTCATTTGTCCAACTCTTACCACCGTCATAAGACGCCTCAAAAACCACAACAGGGTCAACACCGTCACCGCTAATGGTTCCTACGCCCACTTCCATAATGAGCTGAAAGCGCGACATCATTAAACGAGCGCCACTAGGGTCTACAATGGGTGCTGCAACCCTGGATCTGACCATCTGCTCACCATTACTGGTGTAAGTGTCTATATCCAGCTCGCGAACCGCGCCACCAAACTCAACAAGCTTTTTACCATAACACTCGGCATAAGCGGTGCCGCCATAATTACTGAACGGCCAATCAATTCCGGTCGATAGCTCAAACCAAGCGTTACCGGCTTCGCTATACACCCAAGTTTGTGCGGCTGTCGGGAAGCTGATAACGTAGAAGTATTGGCCCTCAAGATTCAGCGTAAAGCCTCTTGAGTCACTAACATCATTAAAGTTTTCAAATACGCTAGCAACGGCATTAGGTGTGACGCGCTCAGCTTGGTATGCGCTCACCCTGTAAACAGACTTATCGAACCCAAGAAAATAAACATAATCAGCACTAGAAGCGACAGAATAAACAGCACCGAGCGCAATATTCATCGTGCCGCCCTGGATACGGTCAAACGGTGGATTACCTGCGCCCGAGTTGTACCATGTTTCTGTGTTATTTCGATCACCGAAGAGATATAACCGCTCGTTAAACGTAAACACTCGAACAGTGTCGTCGGGTGCGCTTTCGGCGGTAGCAAAGTTCAGCCCATCAATACTATCAGGATCACCAACGTCGCTAACCTGGAATTGGCCGCCAGTTGAATCATTGATCATTTGCTGGTTCAGATACGCCACCGAATTGCCTGGGCGTATATCGGGATCTGTGATTGCAGCTAGTGTGGAGCCATCATAAATATAATCTTTTCCACCCGATGCTATCCGCATAGAGTTACCATCATCTGCAAATACGCAAGGGCTGACACCGTCAATCGCGCCTATCGAGGTTTGCACCCCATCCGCCGCTATTTTATACAAAGTGTTCGCAGTAACCTTGTATAGCTCATTCCTAAATACGTGTAGCCCACGGCCTGCCCCGCTACCATAAGAAAAATCTTTGTCACCAGGCCAGCAGGTTAACGCCTTATTATTGCGACCGCTGGGCGTGAATTCAGGGATAAGATTAACTGTCGACTGAGACGATAGCGACCGGCTACGGTGTTTGTACGACTGACCAACTATATCAACCGGAACGGTGCGGAAAGTCATGGCGTGGAGCCTTCTATGCGTATTTTAGGTGCCGGCCCGTATCTGCCACGCTTATACAGTTTATTAGCCCCGCGAATGGCCGCTTGGAATTTGTTTTCGTGGTATTCAGCCTGGTCTGGTTGCATCGACCA